CTTACCCTATCCCCATCTAATGTCTGTCGTGCCGGATAGAAACTTCCCCTTTGTTAAGGGGTACGTTTATGGCAATGGGGCTAATGCCATCCCGTTTGATGTAAACGAAATCATACACATCAAGTATCCGAATCCCCTAAATCAATACCGAGGTTTGGGACAAGCTGAGGCGATAGGAGTTAATCTATCCGCTCAACAAAATGCCGATAGGTGGGTAAATCAGTTCTTCTACAACTCAGCTAGACCTGATGGCGTTATACAGTTTGATTATAACTTGAGCGATGAGCAGTTTGATAAGTTAAAGAAACAATGGTCAGAGAAATACAAGGGTGTTTCTAAGTCCCATCAGGTAGCTTTACTTGAAGGTGGCGGTAAGTATATCCAGGTTCAAAACACCGTTAAAGATATGGACTTCCCTAATCTACAATTAAAGAATCGAGATATTATCCTGGGTATTGTGGGTATGCCACTTTCGGTAATGGGAATCTCTGAGAATGTCAACAAGGCGAACGCTGAGGCGGGGGATTATACTTTTGCTAGATGGATTGTTAAACCCAGACTAGACTGGAAAACAGCCAAACTCCAGGAACAACTAATCCCCAAATTTAGAAACTCCGAGAATCTAAAACTGGGCTTTGAAGAAGTTGTCCCGCAGACTACTGAGCAGAAAAGAGACCTGGCTGAATCAGGTATGAGAGCGGGGTATGTAACTGTAAACGAAGCTAGAATTACAATGGGGAGAGACCCTATCCCGAATGGGGATGTTCTGTTAGTGCCTCTTAACCTTATACCTACACCTATTAGCGGTAGAATGTCACCTCAAATGCCCGAAGAGGAAATGCCGAAGTCTAAGGGCTTAACCCCTGACCAGAAGAAAACACACTGGGAAAGATATGCTCAAAAGACAGAACGGCAAGAGACAATGTTCAAACGAGTCTTTGAAAGCGTCTTTGATGAGCAGAAGAAACTCATAGTAGAGCAATACGAAAAGCTAGGCTCGCTTCCTAACGACTTAATAGATGAGAATACCGCCAAGAAGTTTGAACCTGCTCTTGAGTTGGTTTATGAGAGTGCTTTCACTGAGGCTGTATAGTTTGCAGGATATTGCAAAGTTAAAACTTGTGCCAAGTGATATGAATAGGGAAGCAAGGGATTATACATATATAGAGATGACGCACATTATAATAGGCGTGGTCATATCTCCAATAAGCACCTATCCATAAATCTTCTAACTTAAATTCTAACCTAATTCTCATAATTGATTCCAAATTTGGGTTCTCTTTTGCCACAGGCATTCAGGACAATTAACCCTACGCCATTGTATTTCGTGCCGAAGTGTTTTATTGGGTTGAAATATAATTTGATTACAAGCAGTAAGGGCAGTTTCATTGCTTGTGCCTATCTTCGCTCTCTTATGTATGATTATCTTATCCATACTTAAATATTAACATATCCTAATCCGTTTGTCAAGTCTTTTATGTAAAGTAAGGAAAATATATTTTAATGATAGAAAAGAAACAACTTGATTCTTACGCCTTAGACTGGATTAAACTCCGTTCCCTTACTCTAGCCAAGTCTATCAATAAGACTACACTAGAGGCTTTAAGGTACGAACTTTCTCTAGGTTTTGAAGCGGGTGAATCTATCCAGCAGCTTACCAAGAGAATAGAGAGATACTTTGAGGGGAACGCTAGGGTTAGAGCGGAGATGACGGCTCGGACAGAAACGATAGCTGCCAGTAACCGAGGCGCGCAGGATAGATATCAAAAAGAGGGCATACAAAAGAAAGAGTGGTTTTCCGCTCCTGATGCCAGACCTACTCACTTAGAAGCTAACGGGCAAATAGTAGCTATAAACGATAACTTTAGAGTGGGTGCTGATTCCATGCAGGGGCCGGGGCAAGGTAGCGACCCATCCGAAAATATTAATTGCAGATGTGTACTGCTCCCTGTTTTAAGCGATTAAAGTTTGTGGGATATTTGTTTCTTGTGGCATTCGTGGCAAAGTAATACTATTGCCGGTGATTGAATGAGCGTAACAATCAAATCTTATCGCAAAGAACGTGAAGCCGAGATACTTTCAGGACTCCAGAAGTCCCTTGAAAAGGTAGGCTTGATTGTAGAGAGACAAGCCAAGATAAATACAGGGGGAAAAACGAACCATCCCTATCGGCAGTTAGGTGGTTTGGTTAATTCTATTATTCATATAGTAGAGGGCAATAGTGTGTTAATAGGATCTACTATTAATGATCCCCCGTATCCAACTTATCTTGAGTTTGGGACTTCACACCATCCGCCTTATCCGTGGCTATTTCCTGCTGTGGAACTGAAGAAGCCTGAAATTATAGAAGCCCTTAAAGGGCGTGAATTTACAATAGACTAGGGGGACTTATGAACACGATTTATAAAATCCTTGAGAATGTTGAAGTTAAAAAAGTAGGCGAGCGTCAATACGAATTCACCGCCTCTACTGCCGATATGGATAGAGATGGGGAAGTTATTGATGTCGAAGGATGGGACTTAAAGAACTTCAAAAAGAATCCTGTAATAATGTATGCCCATGATTATAGAACACTCCCTATTGGCAAGGCTACTCATATCGGGGTTAAAGATGGCAAGCTCAAGAACACAGTAGAATTCCCCCCTGAGGGTACTTATGAGTTTGCCGATATTGTTGAAAGGCTTGTCAATACAGGCTATCTCAAGACAGAATCGGTAGGTTTCATCCCTCGTAAATGGGAGGATGGCGAAGGTGGGGATAAAGCACCTCGCCGGACTTACACCAAACAAGAGCTTCTGGAAATTTCTATTGTGCCAGTCCCCTCTAACCCTAACGCCCTAATGAATGCTGTCACCGATGGGATTATTACAACCAAACAATTTGAGTCTATTACTAATAAGAATCTAATAGACGACATTATAAACGCTCCTATTGTTGACTTAACTGAAGGAAATGTAACTAAGCCCGAAGAGACGGATGAATATTATCGTATCCCTGTCCCAGGAGAAGAGGGTAAACATACAGACCATAAAATAAGGACAATGGATGTCTCAAAAGACAAAGGGATTAAGGGTCTGTATTGCATAGAGGATAAGAAAATAATCACCTATATGTTTGATAAAGATAAATGGGAAAGTATGTCCGAATGTCGAGAATGGATGAAAGAACATATGGGGAAAGCCACCAAAGAAGTATCCCAAGAAGAAATCAAAGACGAAATAGACTATCTTATAACCTTAATCGATAAAGGTAATTTGAGTAATGACGTAAAAGATAGTTTGCAATACCTTGCAAAGCGCATCCCTGGAAGCGACATTCCAGTAGAAATAGAACCAACTGTAAAGGAAAACTTGACAGTTCAAGAAACAATTACTTACCAAGAGATAAGAGAAGCTATTAAAAGAATAATTGGAGGTAAATCATGTTAACAGCAGAACAAATGAAGGAACTGGACTCTGATATAAAGGGTCTGGTTGACAAGCAAGTTGAAGATAGACTTGCAAAGGAAATAGTAAAGAGGTTTAGCCCAGCCGAAATCACTTCAAGCCCTGAGGATAGACTCTTCGCTTCCCCAATGGGCGGATTTAAGTCATCGTCTCATTTTTACGCCGAACTAATAGAGGAAGGACGGACTAACCGTGCCCCCGAAACTCTGAAGGCGTGGGATGATGCTGTCCGAGCGAAGGATTTAGCCGAAGGTGCTAACAGTGTCGGCGGGTATCTTGTCCCCGTTGAAATGGGAACTCCGATAATTGACAAGGCTCTTGAGGAATCCATTGTAAAACCGAGGGCTTCCGTACAGCCGATGGCGTCTAACAGAATCACCTTCGCTGCGGATGTGGACGTCAATCACTCGACTAACTACTTTGGCGGTGTTACGATTTACCGGCCTGGTGAGGCTGGACAAAAAACCGCTACCTCCCCCACTTATGCACAGATTGCCCTAACACTTCACAAGGTCACTGGTTTATGCCATGTCTCGGATGAACTCCTGGAAGATTCCAGCATCGCAGTAGAGGCGGACATCACCCGCAAATTCTCGCAGACTATCGCCTTTGTACAGGATGATGACTTCCTGAACGGCAATGGAGTCAACGCACCTCTCGGTGTGCTGAACTCCAACAACCCGTCAATCATCACTGTCACCGCTGAGACTGGACAGGGTGCCTCGACTATCGTAGCTGAGAACATAATCAAGATGTGGGCAAGAATGTACTCACGTGGCAAATCTAACTCTGTATGGGTTGCCAATGATGACACTTTCCCTCAGCTTGCTACTATGGCTCTGGCTGTTGGCACTGGTGGCGTTCCCCTGTGGATGCCCGCTGGTGGTCTGACCGGCTTACCTTACCAGACTCTTATGGGACGGCCTTTAATCTTCACTGAAAAATGCCAGACTCTAGGGACTGCTGGCGACATCGCTCTGGTGGACTTCTCTCAATACAAGATTGGCGAGAAGACGAACGGGCTTCAGATTGCTACGTCAATCCACTTCAAGTTCGATTATGACCAGCAATCTTTCAGGTTTGTCCTGAGATATGATGGACAGCCAACCTGGACTAGTGCCCTAACACCTCTTCGTAGTTCGTCTACTCTCAGCCCGACCATTGTTTTGAATAGCACTCGTACCTAGTCTTAACGGGGAGGGTAATTTAACAGTAATGTTAAGTAGCTTCGGCTTTCAATCCCCTCCCCTTAAGAAACAAAACAGGCAAAATCTTTAATAACGAAACTCACTAAGCAACAAAAGTTTAATAACGTTTCATAACGGAGGAATAAAATGGCTGTTAAAAATAGATTTTCTGAAAGTCACGGTATTCTCGGTCTTACCGTAGATGGTGACTGGAATGGCGGATTTACTTCGGACTCAATAGATATGAGTAAATATAATCATGCCTGTGTCATAATCATAGGCGATGCTAACGTAGCAGGGAATGGCATCATCACGGTTCTCGCGGGAAATACGGCAGGAAGCGAGGCAGCTGCTATCACCTTTACCTATCGCACGTCTGGTGCTGATGTAGGCTCTGCCAGCTCGGATGTGTTTAGCGCAGCTGCTACTTCGGCGGCCTGGACTACGACTGCGGCAACGATGGCTAGCCAGGTCAGTCTTATTGAGTTTGACGCTACCGACCTGAACGTCAGTAATACTCAATACCGCTATGCTAATGTCACGGTAGATGCAACAGGCTCGGCTGGTACTGTTGATATTGTCGCTATCCTGAGTGAGCCTAGATACTCTGAAGCGATAATGGATACTGCTGAAGCCTAAGAGGTAAATTTTGAAGAGTAAAAGAAGATATACGAGGGCGGCAGAGCAATCTGCCCCCTCAACCAAACTAGAAAGTCCTCCCGTTGACCGAATGGTTAGAAACTTCCCTAGAACGTGTCCTTATTGTGGGCAAGGGTCAATGTCAACCATCTGTAAATGCGGGAGGATAACAATCCTGAAGAATAGAATAGTAACAAAATAATCTTGGAATAACCTAGAACTCTTAGGGAGGGTTAAAATGAGCACAAAAGGTGTAGGAGTCTTTGGAATCAATTCTCAATTCGCTAGTGGTTCGCTGGTCTTTTATGAGAAGGCTGTAGGGCGGACTGCTACAGGCGATGTTTTCACAGTTGGAACGGCTGCGGTCAAAGTTGGCGGGACTTCACAGGATGTTGACTTTCAGTGGTATGGCACTGGGTCTAAATCATTCATTCTTGACTTAGGCGCAGCTACAATGACTCTAGTTGGGGTAGCTACTGCAACTAACGGGCTAGTTACTTCTACTAGCACAACTGGATTCAGGTCGCTCCCTGTATTTGTCCCCGATTCAACTAGAACTAATTATGCTCTTGCAGTGGGCACTAGGGCTACCGAGCTTAATGTTACGATGGCTGCTTCTACTACTCAGAATCTTGACCCCGTGCAAATGAACCTGAATATTATAGGTTCTGCGCCTACGGGCACAAGTACCATCAACGGCTACTATATGCAGGTTACGCATGATACAACTGCCATGACGAGTTATCTTCGTCTCAAGGGCTGTGACTGGACAGCGACTGTAGCTAAAGACCTTCAGGATGTATATATCTTTCAGGGTGAGATAGATTTCACCACTGCTGCTGTAGCAGTGGGGGGTGAGGCTGCTGGCTTTGGTATAACAGTAACTACTGATGGGTCGGCTGTTGTGACTGGTAATGTTTGGGGCGGTGTAATTGCCACCAGTTTCACTTCGGCGGTAAGTGTTGGT